ACCCTGGGCGCATGAGCGCCGCACCTCCCTGTCCTTGGCATGACGGACGGCAGCCTGCACCCGAGCCTTGGCCGAAGAAGAGAACCGACGCTCCCATCCTGGGATCGCCACAGTCCCCGTAGCCTCGTCCACCTCAAGCCAGCCGACACGCTGGACGCCCGCCCAGAACGTGTCACTGCCACCAATCAGCCGGGCCAGACGCCGCACTGTCATGCGGGCGGTGCCGTCCTCAGAGTTCATTGCGGCCCAAAGCCACAGTTGCACCACGCGGCCAATCACCGCGTCCTGCGGCTCGCCAGTCTCGTCCACGAGCTCGAGCACTTCGGGCTTCGTGGCGAGGTTGCAGTCGATGGGAATCCATTCACCGGCCATGCGTGGCCTCCTTTCACCCAGCAACCTTCGGACGAAGTACGCTGTCAATCGCCTGCTTTGCGTTAAACGTCCACGCCACCGCGAACTCGCGCCATCCTTCCCCGTCAAGACCGACTTTCTTAGTCCCTGCGTCGAAGTAGATGGTCGCGGAGATAATGTCGTTAGCCGTGTCGATTGGCTTGGACATTGAGAAAAGTCCGTGACGCAGTAACGCAACGCAATGAGTGCCGTTGAGCCTCGCCAGCGTCTGAAGAAGAATCCGCTGGCCTGTTGCGAGGTCTTCCAAAAACTCGTGGTCGCGACTGAGTTCGCAAAACAACGCAGAGCCGTATGACTCAACCAGCATGTCGATGTCGCTGGGCGTAATCTTGCCCCTCATTTTTCCAGACCACCAACTGTGGTCCAGCATCTTGCCTTGCGCGTATGCCTCGGGGCAGCGAATCCCGCCAGCCGTAAAACTGTTCATGAAAAAACCTCCATGCAGAAACCAAACTGCGAGAACGCACAAGCGAACTCGTCAGGATTTGGGCCGAGATACAGGATTGCTTGGCCCTGAAGTGGCACGGCGACTTTTCGCGGATGCCAAAACTTCACGCGGCCCTTTGGGAAGCAGGCTGCCGATGCCTGCTCTGCAATCGACTGAAACCATCTTGTTTCAGTGGCGTTATTAACCAGAACAACGGCGCTCGTTACATTGCCGCTCGCGTAAGAGTCGCAAAGCTTTTCAGCGAACTGGCCAATAAGGCCAGACTCATATGGCGGGTTCATCCAAACCGTACCCTGCCAATCCTTATCAAGCCCGCTGTCTTCTGCCGTGTAAAACGTCGCGGCCCCGATGATTTCGTTTGCTACAGGATTCGACGCTGGGTCAACGTCTATGCTCCCGAGCACCAGGCGAGCGGCTTCTATGTATTCCTCGGGCGTGTACCACTCGTTATCCCCGCTGTTGTTGGCAACGTGCGGGCGAGACTTCACGGCCTCAACGGCGTCGGCCACTTGCTCCTGCGTAGGCTGTTCTGGCAGCGCCTTTGCGGCCGCCACGATCTCGTGCTTCGGGGCGTCGATTTCGCCAGCGACAATTTCACGCTCGATACCAAGAGCTTCAACGGCCTCGGCGAACTCGCCGTCGCGGCGGATCGTCTTCTCGTTGACGCCGTGCTCGGCAGCCAGGGATTCGGCAGTGGACATTTTGTCCGCTGCCTCTGTGTGCTGATTGCCACGGCTCCCGTCGTTCGCCTTCTTCGTCCGGTTGTACCGCCGACCTCGCAGCAGGCTCATCTGCCTAGCGTCGAGATTGCGACGGCCCAACTGGTTCTTGTCGATCCAGTCCTCGGCCTCGTCTCTGCTTTTAAACCGCAGCTCGTGAATGTCGAACGGCAGTTCCAGCCGCGTGCAGATTTCGTAGCGGTTGTGCCCGTCCAGCAGCGTAAGCGTTCCCTTGCTGGCCCATACCACTAGCGGATCTCGAGCACCGCCGTGCTCGGCAATGTTCTCTTCCAACTGCTGGCGCTCTTCGGCTGACAGCGGCGGAATGAGTGCAGCAAACTCTGCATCAACGATGATGTCTTCAAAAACCTGTGGCATATGCCTGCCTCCTTGCTTCGTGTCGTTCACCCGTGGCTACCGTGCCACATGCGTCAAGTGGATTTTTTCCAGATCACCGCCATCCGCCCTGATACTGTCCGCCTGGTGCCGGCCTCCACGATCAGCCCTCGTCGTGCCAACTCGCCACGACGTGGCCGCACCGTTGACGGGTTCATGCTGAGCTCGCATGCAATCTCTTCGTCAGTGCTCGGCCTGCGGCATAGAAGCTCGTACACGCGCCGCTGCATGGCGTTCAGCGTTGCCGGTGCCAGCGAGTCCGCAGCTGCGGCCGAGGTGGCCGAGCCGTTAACGCTCGGGGCGCGATCCGCGAATAGCGGCAGCGGTGTTTCTTTGATGCCGTAGTGATTCATGCCACAGCCTCCGCATCGAATAGCGTGCGGCTGTTGGCCGCGTGCGTCCGCTCAGCCTTGGCTAGATTCTTCAACGCCTGGGCGTGGTACTCGGGCTTGAGCTCGCAGCCGTAGAAGCGGCGGCCACGCTGGAGCGAAACGTAGCCTTCGCTGCCGATGCCGGTGAATGGTGAAAAGACAACCTCGCCGGGATTGCTGTACAGCCTCACAAGCCGGTCAATCACGTCTAGCTGAAGCGGGCAGATGTGCTTCGTGTCCTCTTCGCTGCGGGCCTCTTTGACGTTCAGCGTGTTCGTCTCGCGGATGTCGCTCCAGCAGCATTCGGCCCAGTCAATCCACTCGTTCCGCGAAACGTCGCCGTCTGAGTCGATTGCTACCTTGTTCTCGCCAGGTGCCCGAAACTTGATGAGGTAGTCGGGCAGGCAGCCACGCTGCTTGGCCCTGTCGCTTTCCAGGCCGGCGAACTGGAGCTCACGGCTTCGCGTGCGAATCGCCTGGGCCTGCGGATTCTTTCGCACCACCCAGTCGTATTCGTAGACGAGCCCAGCACGCTCACCTAAGCGGATATTAAGCCCGCGATAGTCGTGCAGGCCGACTTCGCCGGAACGCTTGAGCCTCGGGATCTGCATGACGTGAACGACAACGGCCCGTCCCGGTTTCAGCACGCGAGCCAGCCCGCGAAAGAAGTAGGACAGATGGATCTTGGCTTCGCCTTTCATGTTCTCGCTATTGCCGATGTCTTCAGCCTTTGACGTGTATGAAAACAGGCTTGGAAACGGCGGCGAGAAAACGGAGAAGTCAACCGACTGCGGCGGCATCTCCTCAAGCATGTGCGGAATGCAGTCGCCGTGGTGAATGGCGTACGGTGAGTGGTCAGGCAGTAGCGTCACGGAACATGGCCTCCTGCTCACGGGTGTCTGCCTCGACGCGACGTGCCTTACGCAGCACGTTCTCAACCATCGGGCGTTCGATGTCAGTCACGGGAACGTGGACGTTGAGCGGACGCCACGAGCCGACGCGGTTGCTCCTTTTCACGGCTTGGTAGTACTCCTCGTAGGAGTCCTGCAGGCCGCTGAATACCTGTCGCGTGCAGATTTGCAGATTGAGTCCGAAGCCCAGGATCTTGGGCTTGGTGATGAGCACCTTGATGCTGCCAGCCTTGAACTCGTCAACGAGCCGCTGACGTTCTTCCTGCGGCGTCTTGCCGTCGATGCTGGCGGCCTCGGGAATCATTCGGGCAAGCATGTCCTGCTCGTCGTTGTAGCGGCACCAGATGATGGTGCTTTCGGTTGGCCACTCTCGCACCATGTCAACGATGTACTGCGGCTTGATGCTGCTTTCGCACTTTGCCATACGCGAGAGCTTGGCCCTGGTCGTGATGCCGCCGAGCTCGGTGACGAATAACTGGCCAGTCGTTGCACGTACGGCCTGCTCCTGCTCAGCAGACAGCCGCACGTCATCAATGTGGACGTGAATGGGCGGGATGTTGTGAACGTTGTCCTTCCAGCCGTAGGTGCTGGGATCTGTCAGGAAGATGCACCAGTGCGAAAGAGCACGGTAGAAGGGCCGTAGTGCGTGCGGCTTCAGTTCCCACCGCTCCATCGTCTGGCCACGGTTAATGAAGAACTTGGCTAGGAATGAGTTGACGTTCGGGAATGCGTCGAGAAATACGGCGTGGTTCGCATATTCGATGCGGTCGTTTGGCGCAGGAGTGCCGGTAAGGGCCAGCTTCCACTCGACGCCTGCGCCCATGCGGAGGCACACCTGCCCCCACTTTCCATAGTGGCTCTTGAGCATGGACGATTCGTCCAAGATGAGCCCGGCGAGGTCGCCGTCGGGCGTATCGTCTCGCAGTGCGTCGTAGTTGGTGATGCCAAGCCGGCCGCCTGGCTTCTTCATCCACTTGACGAGATCCTTGGCAGCCACCTGCTCAATCGGCAGCGTGTCGCCGTAGAACTTTGCGGCCTCGGCCATCGTCTGCTGCACCACCATCAGCGGCGAGACAATGAGCACTGGCTTGTCTGGCACCGTCTCACGGACGTGCCGGGCAAACTCCAGCAGCATCAGCGTCTTACCGAGCCCGCAGTCAGCGAAGATTGCGTAACGCTTCTTCTCGACTGCCAGCCGTACGATGTCACGCTGATAGTCGAACAGGCCAGGCCGTGGCTCGTAGCCAGCCGTCTCTTGCGTTGCGGCTTTGACTCCGATGTCGCCTGCGTACTCGTCTGGAAACCACGCCATCCGGCCGTGAATCTCATAACGCGGAAGCGACTTGATGCGCAGAAATCTGCGGTATGAGTCGATGGAATCGTCAAGATAAACCTGCACAACGCATCCTTTCGTGTATTTGCCCAGTGACGTTGGGCGTACGGCTGACTCACCGCGTAAGGGAGGCCGCCAGCGTCAGCTGCCGTGGTTACTCGCCACCTACGGCTAGGCGGCCAATGCGGCTGTAGATACTCAGCCGCTGAGCCAATGGCGTGGCCTAGAAACCCTCGCCGTAGCGAGCCTCCATCTCGTTGTCGTATGCGTCTTCACAGCCGTTCCGTCTGGCAGCAGCTGCGTTGCCTGGCACCACTGGCACGGTGCATGGCGCTGGCACTCGGCATGGCTCAGTCACGAAGAGCACGTCGCCTTCCGTGTCGAGATCAGCTGACAACTCAGCACGCATGTCGAGCCACCGCTGCCGGCGGTTGTGCTCGCGTCCAAAGTTCTGCTCGCTCATGTGGTCACCTCGTGCTGGGCGGCTTCGTGCGGGAAGTCCGTGCCACGGTCCTCGGGCTCGCTGCTCAGCCAGTCGAGCTTGCCGTTGATTAGGTTGAGCAACTCGTCAGCCTGGGCCGGCGTGTAGAAACCCGTCTTCAGACGCTCCTCTGTCACCGACTGCATCTTCTCCAAGGCTGCAACGTTGGCCGCCTTGTTGACCGCCAGCCGGCTACGCTCCATGTCGCCCGGCGTCGCAGCAGCAACGGCCGTGGCCTGCGGCTCAAACCGCTCGACGTGTGCCACCGTGATGCCGTTGCCGGAGTCCTTGACACTTTTGGTCAAGGGCTTGGCTGGCTGCCCCTGCTGGCGGATCATGGCCGGTTCTTTGGCCGCTTCCGCCTGCGGGTAGTCCCGTGCCTCCTCGGCCGTGATAAGCCCACGCAGGGCGTCTGCGAACGCATTACGCAGGGCGAATCCCCGAGCCCGTAGCGTCAGCATCCTTTGCGGGTACTGCGTCCACGGGCCAGACTTGCCCCACAGCCCGGCCTTTTTGGCGTCGGCCACCGAGAAGCGGCTGACGCTGGGCGACGGGTAGCCCTGTCTCTTTGCCTCGCAGACGGCCGTCAGGTTGTCGCCGTCACCTTCCAAATACTCGCGGACGTACTCGCAGACGGGGCTCGACTGCACCAGGGCCAGGGCGGCATCGCCCCAGATGGTGGGCCTGCCGTTGATGACGGCAATGCTCTGCAGGCTCTGCATCGGGCTGAGCCCGACTTCGCTGCCGTGCTGGATCGCCAGCAGGCAGGACTCGGGCTTGCCCTTGAAATCCTTGGGGGCAAACTCGCTGCCGCTCACCATCTTGGCAAAGCGGAAAGCGTCATCAAACGTGGCGAGGGCCAGCCCTGCTGTGGCCCGTTGTGTGCTGATTTCTGTGGTCATGCTGCGTCCTTTCGTTTTCTGGAAACTGGAATGTCCGTAGTTCGTGAACTGCGAACATCGTTGGTATGGCCCGCTTTGCGTCATGCTCCACGGGTAGTTGTTGCGTCCTTGCTGCTGGTGCTCCGCACCACTCCTTCCGCTTCACGGCGTCCTGCCGTTGGCGGTCCTTTGTTTGTCAGTGCGTGATGTCCGCCATGGGGACGTACTCCCAGCTGCTGCCGGTGTTCACGCAGATTTCGCGGCCCGTAACCCACTCGACGCGCCCGCTCCAGTAACGGCCTGCGGTCTTGCCGCTGACGAAATCGCCAACGGCGGGCTCGGGCTTCTTGAATGCAGGGCTCAGCGTCTGCTCGTGCAGACCAGCCACAGCGGCGAGGTACTCGTTTTCGTGGGGCGAAGCGTCGTTCGTCATCATCGTGGGGCTCTCCTTCGTTTGGGTTGGCGAACTATACG